AATATCAGGATTGCTTAAAGCGTTAATACGTGCCAATTCTTGCCATGTTGTGCCGTACTTCAAAGCGATGCTACTTAAGTTTTCGCCATATTGTACGATATGAATTTGCCCAGCATTTATAGTTGGTACGCTCGTTGACGCATCCAGTGTCTCAACGTCATACACACTCAACCAGCTCATGATACCATCAAGCAAGACTTTATCGCCTGATTTTTCAATAATTTGGTAAGATGTCCCTTTGACCCAATCTGGGATAACTTCACCAGTCGCATAGTTCTGAGAACTAAAGTTGACTTTTACAGTCATACCAACTTCTTTAGCGCTACCTTTGACCTTATCGGCTTCTTTACCTGCATTAATTGCTGGTGTTTCGGTAACTGGTTTAGTGGCATTGCCATTTTTATATCCATTATCTGTCACACCTGATAGGTCGATATTGCCATCTAATCCACCAGCTACATAAGTAGAAGTAAACTGGAAAATCTGGATGTTATCCCATGACGGAAAGTAATTGTAATTTGGAGTTGGTGTCACATTGTAGTCTGGATATTGCGCTATCCAGAGACCAAACTTGCTAGAAATTCGATCGAGGTCGAGATTACTAGCTAAAAAGCTCTTATAGCCGTAAAGCAAAGGTGTATATCCTCTATCTTTGATGTACTGCAACGACCAAAGAATAACATCTGTATTAGCCACACCGTCCTCAACGTCCAAAGCAACAATAGACCCTTTAGGTGTTTGAACTTGGGCAAGCATTGTATCTAAGATGTTTTTGGCCAAGTCCGTATTAGTCACACTTTGATACCAAATATAGGTATGCGCCCGTTTACCTTGTGCGATTGATGACTGCACTTGTGATGCATAGGTTGATTGCCAGTAAATCCCAACGCCATTATAACCACCAATCTGTGAGATTGAAAACTTGTCATGTGCATAACCAAACTGTCCTTGATTACCTTGGTATACTGCCCAATCCACACCTTGGTCACCAACTGCGGCAAAAGCCGTTGAGTAATTAAAAAGCCCTAGCCCAACGGCTAAGACTGCTACTGCTTTTTTAAGTTTTTTCATTTGTCATCCTCCATGTTAATACCTTTTGATTTGATATACTTTGCCAAATCTTGAATCATCGGGTTAATTTGGCAAATCAGTTGGACCATTCGAGCAAAAAAGAAAAGCAATGATCCATTCACGACCAATGCGATTTCATTTTCATATGTCTTTGAATTTGAATAGTTGTAAAACTCAAACACTGCCCAAAAAATGCAAATTGTCACAATATCAATAACCATTCTTTTTTTAAGTGGCGGGTCCATCTTCTCCCCGTCTTTTATCCAAGTCAAAACCAAGATAATCAAAATTAGGACTGAGATGCCCATTAGTTTATATTCCATTTTATATTTTTCCTCTCTAGTTAACCGTTTCTAGCAGCTTTTGCTTGCAAACTTCTGCAATTGACGTGATGTCTATATCAGTTGCATCAATTACCAAATTTGCACTAACTGAATTGCCATCTGTCGCTCCGTTATCGACTGAAATCAGGTATTCAACAATGACGCTATCTGTGTCGTAAACTGGTGTTATGTTTGTTACTCTCATAGTTTTCTCCTTTGTTTAGATGGTATATATAAGTGAATTGATGCCAATATACGACGATGCCGTGCCTCGAACCCCTACTTGAATCCTTCCATCAGATAGCGCTCCTATACGAATCGTTTGCGTCCCCATCATATCCCCAACAGCGGACAGAAACGTATGTCTAATTGGTCTAATATCGACTGGAAGATTTGCTATAATTTGGAAGTTACTTTCAGAGTTTGTTCCAGGAAAGCTACCGCTTACTGGCTTTACCTGACCTCTAAACTGTACGGTATAACTGCCGTCTAAATTTTTAATCTTGCGATATTGGCAAGGATTATTTTCAGCCGTTGTGTAGCCAGATAGGTACGTCAAGTTAGTCCATGGCGCAAGCGTTACATTTTCGGCTGTGATTTGACCGGTCCAGTTGTTTATGCTGTCTGAAAAATAAAGATAAGAAGGTGTATACCAAGCTTGTTGAAACTTAGTAGTATCATTTTTATCTGGTAAGTATTGAGCAAATAACCCTTGTCCACTTGTACTTGTAACTAAGTCAATTGTCGTACGTGTATTAGCATTATAGTATACTACCTTTACAGAATCCTCAATTGCAATCTCTCCTTTGTTATCAATACCGCCTGAAGAGTTATCAAATGTGTTGCTTATCTTACCGATTTTAGCAGATAGTGCTTCCAGCGAATCAGCTTTTAAATTCTGAGCATACAATTCCCAAATCACCCACTCGTTCCCAGTCCACTTTTTAACAAGCTGTGGTGTTGTAGATGTATCTTGCCATAACTGCCCTGTCTGCGGACTGTCTGGCGCTACTGAACTAACAATAATACCAGATGTCCCATTTGTACCGTTGGTACCATCTTTAGAATTATAAGTTACTGAATACCATGTTTTAGATGAATTGTCCGTGTATGTCCATACTGTTTTCGTCCAGAGATACTGACCTTTTACAATACTGGGAACAGAACTTGTCCAGCCAGTGCTTGGTGCTGTCGTTCCGCTTGTTGAAATAGCGTAAGTGATAACAGTTGATGATACTCCAACACCATCATTTCCCTTAAATATAGTCCAAGGCGTATATTTAGCAGGGTCTGTGGATGCTGTAGATGAGAAATCTGAATATTGACCAATATAGCTTGGCCAGTCAGCAGTTGTGACTTCACTAGATGAAGGCATCCAAGGTTGCGAACTTTTTGCTTTTCTGATAGTTACATTAGAAAACGTAATTACAGTATTAGTTGGAATATTATCAAGTCGATATCCTACACCTGTTGCAACAGCTGTTGAAGCAACATCTGCAGCTCTAATGTTATAAGTATGTATAACATGACCTGAACCATTAGTAGAAGATAAATTTATTGTTGGTACATTAAAACCCCAAGGTGCACCTTGCCATTGTAAAACAAAGTTTCCACTTGCTGGATTTGTTGCACTCCAATCAAATTCAAGGATTATAGTATCATTGACACTAAAACCCTGATTGACTAAAGTATTATTATTGTCAAAACTATATAATAAACCTCCTTGGTTTACAGCATTATTGCCTGTTATAGATTTAGAGGTTTTGGTTCCTTTCAACAAATTCAAATTAGGATAAACAGTCGTGAATCTATCAGTGCCATCAGCACTATAAGCGTACGCATAATGAGTTATTGTCCCATCATTAACATTACTTACTGTGATGTTATTACTTGCTACTATCGTCATCAGTCACCTCATCCCAAATTTCAATAATTGGAGTGGAGATACCGTAAGTCCGCCAGATTTGTTCAATCACATCACTTGCACTTGTTGCTTCAAAGCTAACTTGTGTGATTTCTCCACCAAGTTCGATATTTGCATAAAATGTACTTTTCATTATTGATTCACCTCGCATGTATATTGAGCTTTGACATTGATGTCAGATGCTACAACACTAATTGTTTTACCGGTTTTATACTGAATTCCTGTGCCACCAAAATTAGCATTTAGTACGCCATTTTGATCACGTTGAGACCATTTATATGTGTAGGTTGTTCCAGCAGTATCAATTTCAGCGCCAGATTGGAATACTCTACAAGTTAATGTTGTTGTACCAGAACCATTTTTAAAAATACTTCCCGCTGTACTATCAATTGTACAAGTTAATGGGTCTGTATAATCAAGAAGCGTAACAATTCCGCTGACTACTGTACCCGACGTACCACCAGCTTGGTCAATGATTACTGCTTTGAACGATTGAGCATTTGTAATAGCCGTTGGTAGAACTGTTAGTATCCCTTGAGAAGTTGTATTTGTACCAGCAGTTACATTTGGTGTTTGACCAGTTGTAGATGCACTGCATAAATGCCAACCTAATCCAAGATTTGAGTTATACCCAGTTGAACTTGTTGTAGTTACACTACTATCTGAATAACCAAAGAATATTTGCTTATTACCTGAGGAAAGTTGTCCTCCTTTATACAAATCAGCATTAACTGTTAAGCTTGCAGGCATAGAATTGTAGAACGCCCCACCATTTCCAGCATAGACATTCGCAAGAATAGCTGATTTAGCAAGTTGTACAACAGTTAAATCTAAAACTGCTGAGAACGGAACATTTAACCCTGTGTTAGGGTCAATCCATAATCCAGAAGCTGTGAATCGTGATGCTGAGTTAGCAAGTGGGACATTGATTTTTGTTGTCAACACACTATTTGAAGTTCCACTCATATATTGAGTATCAGTATTAGTAGTTGAAGTGATAGTTGTTGTTGTTGCTCCATCTGATCGTGTCCAAGTAATAGTTCCTGAAACTCCACTAACTACAGAAGTTGCACTACCTGCTTTAGTAAGATTGAGTGTTAAGACCTGTGCGGTACTCGCGTAACTTGGAGACCATGTTTGAGCTGTTGCATCATAAGTTTGAGTAGTAACTCCGCTAGCTGTGATGAAAGCGTTGAGTTGCATACCATCTGATAAATCTGTGATTGTGATTTGTCCACTTGAAACAATTGACATATTTTATTTCTCCTTATTAATTAAGTGGTTCAGCAGTGCAATCAAATGTAGCTCTCTGCCGAACATCACTGTTTGTTATTATGATTGATTTTTGACTTGTTTGATGAGCAAGATTCCAAGCGGTATCTGCTGTTCCATCAGAGTTAGTTTTAGTCCATACATAAGCAAATTTTGTACCATCTTTATCAATCTCTTTATTATCTTGATAAAGTTTTACTGTAAAAGTTGTGTTAATGATATTATTTTTAAATTGGTATCCGTTAGACGATTCGATGACCAGATTTATAGGGCTTATACCATCCGCTCCGTCAGAAACATCAATAATCGTAACTTCATCAATCGCTACAACTACACTGTTGATTGCTGCTGACCATCGTACAACAGCCTTGCCGTCGATGTCCTCTGCTGTAATTTCGTGTTGATCGCTAGATCCTGAGATAACCACACCGTCAATCGTCCATTCATACTTTTCTGGTGCAATCTCTTTACTACCTTTATACAGTCTAGCCGTCAAAGTAGTGCTGCCTTCAGAATTTTTAAATGTGAGTCCGTTAGTCGTAAGCGTTACAACTTTATAAGGTGCATTCTCCTCGGCCAGCTGTTGCATTTTAGCAATCAGATCCGCTGATATTTGAGACTGTAAGGCTTTGTAGTTGCCAAACTCTGCCCGCTCGATTGAATCGTCATCAAAACTCGCGACTTTTTCTAACACCCTAGCAGAGGTTAGCAATTGAGGCGTATAACCATCGTTGACCATTTTAACCGTATCGCCAATTTTAGCGTCTGTTTTGCCTTCCACTAAATAATTTACTGCCGGCACACTGTGATCCTCTAAATATTTTGCAGCTCTGTTGAAAAGCTCGCTTTGCGAAATATTATCGTGGCTAAAGTCATAGACAATATAGCCACCTCCGGTTATATTTGCCCCTCTATTACCAAAGCGAGCATTTGCTTGCGGCGCAAAAATTAAAGTGCTGCCTTTTTTGTGAAAAAATTTAACGTTTCCATTTTCGTCTTTTTTCTCCCAATCCGGCATACTAGAGATATCGATAATCTTATCATTGTTATCTCTTGAAACCGGACGAATCGCAGTGTAGAGTCCGCTGGTGCTTGTTGTTCGCTTGATTGTCTTGATATTTTCGTTATAACGCAGCTCAATATCGTCGCGCACTTCACCAATTTTTTTCTTGATATGGATTAAGCGTTTTTTGACCGTGAAATCTGAATTAAGCTGCACTTCATAATCTAACTCCGCGTTATCGAATTGCGTTGCAACCGATTGAATGAAGTTTCTAATTGTCATCTCGCTATCCCAAGACAATTTACGAGTCAAATTAGATATCTCATTGATACCTATCTCGTAACCAGTATCGAACATGATCTTGTCGAAATACCACTTAAATGGCTTCGCCTCAGGCGCTGCAAATGGCTGGATTGTTTCATTATTAAGGTCGAGATTATCGCTAATAGATGATATAGTCATCATCTTATCTCGCTCAGCTTCTGCTATATTGTCAATATATAGCAATCTGTCACGATCGTCATACCTAAACGCTATCCAATAACCGACCTGAAACTTATCACTATCAACATGCAACTTTGATGTTTCAAAATCAAAAAAGTTTGCTGATCCTGTTAAAAATTGATGAAATTTTGATTTTTGATAATGGATTGATTCCGGCAATTCATTATCCATGACAGCAACTGGGATATAGTTTTCATCTAAAATATGGAATTGCATTATAAATTAGCCTCCGTAAATTCGATTTGATAAGTCGGTGGTGTTGTACACCAATCAGAACATTGGAAGTAAATCGTCGTCTCGCCAGGCGGTATTGTGAAGAGGTTAGACCCGTCGACTTTTTCAGTCAATTTTGGCAAACCATTGACATAGACCTTGCTGTCGGCTCCTGTCATCTTAACCGTTGTTTCTGGTTGATACCTATTTTTAATGTCACGAATTGACTCAGCGCTGTCATTTCTGATCATCATGCGCCTTAGGTCAAAGTAGCTCATCAGTTGATTTCCAGTCCGATTGGCTAACTGGTAGAAATTGATGTAGCACTTGGTAATTTCGACATCTTTCAATTCTGGTACTGTAAATTCTGGATAGCTACCAAACCAGTAGTATCTGAGCTTAGCACCATTTTTGTAAATATCAGCGTGCCCACGTGGCTTGTTAAATGGATTATCTTTGTCTAAATGGCTTGTCTGGAAAGTGTTAATTTTAAGTATCTTCTTACCTCCATTTCCATCACCAGCCAAAGCAGCCCATACGCCACTATTTCCTTTCGTATCGTTTTTATAGATGTCATATCCCATTACTAAGTGATTGTTAGCATCTGTAAATAACACCTGAATTTGCCCTGTCTGACCCATCATTCCAGCCCAAAATACAGCATTGAAATAACAATAAACATTTTTAGCACCAACATGACCAGTGCCGTCAGCTGGAAAGTCATAAACATAAGAAGCACCGTGCCAATAATTATTATTAGTACCAGCATTTGACAGATGAAAATAGTTAGTGCTTCCCTCTGACCTGATAGCAGCGTATCCGTCATTTCCTTTTGCTGAATTTTCTGGATTAGCTCCTGTGTGTCGCGTAAACTCTGAAAAGTCATTTGTATTCAGAATAGTCGTAGCACTTACATAATCTTCAGTGTCGCTCTCTTCCTTGTTTCCAATCTCAGTAATGCCGTAATCGGTGTACATACCAATATATCCGTTTTCGGCGTTCATGGTCGCTGTCATGGTAATTGGAACATCTAAATTACCTTCATTGACGATTGTTACGCTGTAGCGACCATCTGTTCCTTGCGCGGCTGTATAAGATCCTTTAGGATTGATAGCGTGTTTGATACCATCTGGCACAAGTATTTCAAGCGAAATATCTGCACCCAAATAGGAACTATTTATTTTACTAGTATCCAGAATACCGTCCCAGTACCAATCTTTATCGTCACTAAAAACAAATCTAACTGTTGATGACTTGTTTAGTATTGTTTTCAGTTCATTCAAGCCATATGTAGAGATTAGAGTAACTTCTACATTGATTGTTCTTTCTGTTATCTTCCTTTGAGTCAAGCGCATTAAATCCGTTTTGTTTGAGTACATCCCAGTAAAGCCTCGATTAACTTTACGGATAATGAACGTGTCGCTTGTATCAAAGCCATCTACAATCATTTTATTGTTACCTATCAATGTTTACCTCCTATCCGTAAACTAACCGGTTACGATTTTCATCATTTTCTTGATTCTTTCTGTCATATTTATATGTCTGTTGAGATATAAGCTGGCCATCAAGATAAACTGATAAATCTTTATCAAATATTCTCGCCAGAATTTCAATTATCTGTTTCAATAATGAATTTTGCTCATCTGCGATTGAGTGTGCACCATTACTTTGAGCGCTATATCCAATAGATGAAACTTGTGCGGGATCAATAATATTAGCACCAAGATCTCCTGTATCAAAACTCAATCCATTAGAAACTAAATCTAGTGCATCTTGAATTGTGTCACCTTCTGCCTCAATACCGACTGCGATACCTGCAGGTATCCATTTACCAACTTCATCTCTGAAGACACGAGATGGTGAGTGGATACCTAGCTTTTTCTTCATCCAATCAAGTGCATTACCTGCTGCGTTAGCGGCCGCGTCTAATAATTGACCTGCTGCGCTTGTAATCCCTCCGGCAACACCACTAATGATATTTGATCCAATACTGGCCCAGTTAATGTTAGTGAAAGAATCCTTAACGCCAGTAATCAGCTTAAGACCTGCACTGGCCATCTGGCCAACACCATTAACCAAAGCACTGACTAGAGCTGAGATGATCTGTGGTATAGCTCCAGCAACTGCAGTCATGATTTGTGGCAAGTTTTGGACTATTGCAACCAAAAGCGTCACACCTGCATTAATAATCTGGCCAATATTACCGATTAAGGCACTCGTTATCCCGTTAATAATCTGTGGCATAGCTCCAGCTATTGTCGAGATAATCAGCGGTAACGCATTGATTAACGCTAGAAATAACTGAATACCAGCATTTATTAATTGTGGCAACGCTGCTATTAGAGCAGTTATGATACCATTTATAATTTGGGGCAAAACAGAAACAATTGCTGCGATAATCTGTGGTAAAGCCGTGACTAGCGCTGTCAAAAGTTGTATCCCTGCATTAATAATTATCGGTATAGAAGTTACAAAGAAAGTAACCAAGCTAGTAATAATTTGTGGTAATGCTGCGATTAAAATCGGTATCGCCGTGATTAATCCGTTAACTAGTCCAGTTATCAGTTGTAGCCCTGCATTTAGTAACAGGGGCAAATTATCAATCAGTCCTTGAACGATTGTCACAATCGCCTGAACTGCTGCTGGAATTAGTGTAGGCAATGCGGATGCTATACCTTGCACTAACGTTGTCACTAATTGAATCGCTGCACCAATTAGTAACGGCAGATTATCAATAATCGCTTGTACGATTGTCATGACTGCCTTGACAAATACAGGAATTAAGCCTGGAAGTAGCACCAAAATAGTTTGAAGTACCTGAGTAAATAGCGACGTGAATGCTTGCAACAAGGTCGGCAACATACTACCAATAGCTGAAACAATACCATTTAGTAAGGCTGGCATAGCTTTTACGATGTTATTAAGTACTGGCGTGATGTTTTTGACGACATTGCCGAATGAACTTGTCACATCGTTGACGAGTTTCTGGATGTCTGCTTTAGGATTACCCAAGCCAGCCCATAAGTTGGTTAATGCTGACTTTGTACTGTCGATTGATCCGCTGATTGTGTCCGCTGCCTCTGCTGCAGTTGTTCCAGTGATCCCCATCTGTGTTTGCATGACATGGATAGCTTCGGTTACATCGGCAAAACTAGAAATATCGTATTTGACGCCTGATATCTTCTCAGCGTCAACTAGAAGCCGTTGCATTTCTTCTTTAGTCCCACCATATCCGAGTTTCAAATTATCAAGCATTGTGTAATTTTGCTTTGCGAAACCTTGATAAGCATTTTGAATATTGGTTATATCCGTACCCATTTTATTGGCATTATCAGACATATCAGTAACCGCCTGATTACCAACGTCTGCCGCTTTTTGAGTGTCTCCACCTAGAGACTGAATTAAACTAGCTGAGAAACCTGTCACAGTCTCCATATACTCATTTGCTGACATGCCTGCAGTTTTATAGGCATCATCAGCGAAACCTTGAACTTTACTAGAGGCTTCTTTGAACAGCGTATCTACACCGCCGACAAGCTGTTCATACTCTGCGTATGCCCCGATAACTTTTTTGCTTAGTCCAACAGCGGCAGCTCCAGCAACACCAGCTACTGCTACCATACCTGCACCGACAACTTTTAAACCATTCCCTAGAGTGCTGAATATTGATCCAGATTCCTTGGCCTTGCCAGTTGTCTCGTCAATAGCATCATTTGCCGGCTTATTATCAGCACTAATTTTGCCCGATAATTCGAATATATTAAATGCCAAATGAATCACCTCCCACACTATCCAACATATCAAGCGCATGTCTAGCCGCTGCCTGTGCCTCCTGCTCGACTTGCTCTTTAGGTCTGTTACTTTCTAAAATCTTTTGCTTAAAGTCATTAAAAGTATCTTCTCTAAGCGGATTTGACAAGTAAATACGCCATAATTCATCGTTAGATTGTTCTTCAAACATCGTGATTAGGAAGTCAGGCACATCTCGCCATTTAATTGTAGATAACAAAAAAGAGACATCGCTATATCTTTTAAATAGCGTGTCTCTCAGCTTATGCATGCCACCATGATTTTGAATTAAGAGAGCAACTCGAACACTTCTCGTAATTCCGGCTTGACGAAAAAATCCTTTACAAGTAAAGAATAAGTGACGATATTTGTCTTACCAATTTCCTCTGGTGTTTTACCAGTCAAGTCAGCCAATAATCCATTAAGCTCTGTTTTGATTTCCGCTGAGTGAACCAAAACGAATTTAACAGCCTTACTGACATACTCGAAACTTTGTGACGAAATATCTTGTTGAATTGTCTTGATTTGGTCAGTCAACGATTCTTTTTTATTATCGTCTGATTGACTTGCAATAACGGACAAACCTTGCATTTTTTGAGATTTGATTTTAGTTGCATCTTGCTGCTTCAAGAATTCTGTTACGAGATCAGCAACATTCAAGATATTAACAATCTCGATAATTTTAAAAATATCATCTGCCTGCAGTTCACGCATTTTGTAACCCAAAAGACGCTCTTTGATTTTTGTGTTTTTTTCAGCCTTTTTCAGCTCTACTGCTTTGATTTGTTCATCAGTCAATTTGTTAGTCATTTAGTTTTTCCTTCCGATTTGGTTTCAGATGTTTCTGGTGCGCCATCGACTTTTTTAGTCGTTTCGACTTCAGCTTTTTCTTTTGGCGTGTCGTCGATTTTTTCAATCAAAACTTTACAGATTTTGTTATCTGTACTCGCAAGAGCCTTAATGCGTTTTTTGTCGTCGTTTGCGTATGTATCGCCCGACCAATATTTTTTACCGTTTTCAATAAACGGATAAATCACTTTATACTTCATAATTTTTACTACTTTCTACAAAAAAGAAGCACAGCCATGGACTATGCTTCTTTGATTATGCTTCACCCACTGGCTCTTTAGGGAAAAGGATTGTAACTGGCAGTGACGTTGTTGAGACGTCTCCTGCTGGTGTACGTGCATCAAAAGTCAGTGTAACAACTGCTTCAGATTTATCCTTGACCTCAATTTCAAGACCAGATGTACAAATTGCATTAGCCATGATGATAATAATTGGTTTATCAGAACCACTAATTGTTCCAATATATGCAAGATTTTGGATATAATCAGTGGCATCAATTTTTTGCTTAGGCGTAATAACATCATACCCATCAGGAAAATCGGTTCCTGAAGAATCTTTGCTATTTGCAAATAGAGACATTTTGATATTGTCACGAGTATGTTCAATCACATTGATTTCAAAGGTCCCCTCACTCGACTCAATCATATCTCCACCAACGGGTGTCGTGAATATCCCGTCAACTTCCACTTGTCGCAAGTTATTTTTGAGTGTCAGCTTAGAACCACCACTCGTTGCCCCAAACTCGTCATAACTCCATTTAAGTACAGAGCTATCCCATGTAAGGTTACGCACTAACGCACCGGCATTAAGTAGATAGCGCTTAGGTGTATCCGCTGTATAGCCACTTTTAGGTAGTGTTTCACTAGTAGTTACCATTTATTTGTTCCTCCAATCTGCACGCACATAAATTTGTGCGTATCTGCGTTGCAAAGTGTCTGAGTTCGTCGGTATTGGATTAGGCTTAATGTAATCAAAACGGATAAATAACTCATCTGTCATGATACGATTATCATCATTATCCACAAAATCGACTAGCTGTGACATTGCTTGTTCAATTCTTTCGTTATCTTTCCCTTTATCGTCGAAAATATCCACATCTAGATAAAAGCCTTTAATATTTTTGGCCAAAGGTTCCCCAGTATAAGAAAAAGTTAGATAGGGATAGATAACTGTTTCTTTGTTGTTTTTTAAGTAAAAACTTTCCGGTACAACTGTCCTGAAAGCTGTTGTCAACTCTGAAATTAAATCAATCATCAAACCTCCCCAAATATTGACTTTGCTAACGCCTCTATTTGCCCTTTTGTTTGTCTAAAAGCTGGCCGTAAGTATGGCTGTGGCTCAATTCCCCATGTAAAAAACCATTCACCACTCGGGTCTATATACATCCATCCGCCTTTTCGACCATTGCCATTCTCAGCAAACTCCCCCGTCCCAAACTCTACATAGATAGCATAATCAACATTAGTACCGACATACCCAACAAGCTCATCATCATCGACGATATAGTCTATAGATTGCTTTAGCCTAGATGTCGCGACTGGCGCTAGAAGCACCGCTTGACCCTCGACTAATATGCACGCTTGTAGTAACCATTTAGCAGCAGCCTTTTTTAATCTTTCTTTGCCTTCCATTGAATTATCTTTGAAGACCATTAGACCACCCGCTTACAGTAAATTTCAAGGTGGTGGTCTAATTCGACTGGATTATCGACATAAGTTATTTCAAAAGTTAGCCCAGACTTGTTATTGTATAGGCGACATTGTGATGAAACATCCAATGTCACATCTTCTGTAACAAAAATATGGCTTGATTCTGCAATGAAACTATTAGTACTGCTGGCTTCATCTCCTGTTAGCATATCAAACCACCCATTCACTGGATCGCTATCACGTTGCCATTGATAAATTGGCTCTTTTAAACGATTTAGTCCTACTTCTGCATACCGTTCAACAAAAAAAGTAGCCATCATGACCACCTCAATTTCTTGTATTTGTTCAAAAAGGTCATCAAAGCTGCTGGGTATCCTTCAATATTTTCTGTAGCATTAACATCATAATAAGTTTTTGACATGCGAGAAATACTCTCGCTCTTAACCCCTATTTTATCGTCCATCTTAGCACTGTATTTCAACAGTTTCTGAACACCAAATAAAATATCAGCTGGATATTTAACAAGCGTGACAAGCGTATCAGTGGCTTTGTGGGGTATGAAAGAATCAGTTTCAAATGTCAATCCGTTATCCTCAACCGCTTCAATAAAGTACAAGCCGTTATTATACTTATCATTTGACACTTGAATAGTGTTACCCTTTTTAAAACCTAAAGTACTGTCCGGAGAAGTAATCGAGCTAGAAGTAAATACCACATCCTCAAGACGAACGTTTCGGACTTGAAAGTTGTTATTAGTATAAGCTCTAATAGCTTCTTCCAGCCCATCAAGCTCTTCCTGAGTAACATCGACTTTAAAATTATGGGCTGTATCTAAGTCAATAATCAAAAGATGTCCCCCTTTCTAAAGAAAGACGAGCTATTTTTCAGCTTTTTCAGACTTTTCGGTATTTTTTCCGGTATTTTCAGCCTTAAGCTTTTTAGTAGCTGCTTTCAAACTTGTGTTTTCAGCTTTCAATTCAGCATTTTCAGCTTCGAGCTTAGAATATTCAGCAATGGAATAAGTACGGCCACCAGTCGCCTTTTCAGAGACAACATACTCACCGTTTTTCGCTTCAACTACATCATATCCCTCTGATAAATAGAAGGCTTTATCAGCCTCATCAACAGTCAAGACCCGATTTTCTTTTCTAACTTTCATTTTAATCCTTTCTAGGCTTCAATAACAAATGCCAGACCGTCATGTTTAGTTTCAAATACTAAAACATCATCATAAGATTGTTCGTAATATAACCAATTTCCGCTGTTCGCAGCAGATGGAGCGTCAAGTCCAACAAAGCTATATTTTTGTGGCGCTGCCATACATGGAATGTGGATCAGGAAAAATTGAATTTGTTTAGCTGTAGGATCTACAACAGCACCAGTTGTGAAGTCATATAGAGTTTTCATACGATCTGATGGGATCGCTGGTTCGATAGTTACATCATCTAAACGAGCGATGATACGGTTAATATCTCCTGTATTATTTTGAACAGGAACAGTACGAGAGAATTGTTGTAAATTCTTGATGAGGGTTCGAACGGTTGGTGTACAGAAAATAGTACGTCCAGTTGTAGGCACGCCCTTTTCATCCATCTCAGTCATGAGTTTATCAAACGTTGGCAAGAAATTATCTTTAGTCAAAGTAACTGTTTCAATCCCAGAACCGTCAGTAGCAAGTGCCGCTTTACGTGCGTACAAACTTGATACCATTTGTTTATCCATTTCTGGGATTTTTTCTTCATCGTTGTAAACTTTTGTAATGTTAGCAATTGACGTTACTTGTTGAGTTTCGTCAACATCAATTGGATCTACTAATGTTGACCAGTATCGCTCGTTGGTCAGCTCGTAAGTTTCCCATTGGTTTTCATAGTTAGCTTCAACTGCTGTGATTGAGCGACGTGTTCGATCCTTACGACCGTTTTTGATTAATAACTTAGGAACTTTGATGGTTTTAGTGCCACTGAATTTTAGGACACTGTTTGATGGTGAATTCCATAATTTTTGAGTGTATAGCAACCCATTTGCTGCATAACGTTGTTGTAATCCTGCTTGGTAGGCTTCTGCGTAGTTTAAAATAGCTGACATGTGAAGTTCCTTCTTTCTTATTTTTCTGTAGTTGGGATATCAGAAGTAAATGCTGATATCATTTGTGCTGTGAGGTCTGTATCTGATTGTTTCCCATCGTTCAAATTATTTTCAATGGTTTTGAATCCTGTTCCACCACCCCCACCTTTATTATCTACAGTGGGGTCAAATTGGTTAGCATAAGTGGTTTTTAAATCCTTAATTTTACTGTCAAGGTCTTTAATCGAACCATCTTTATCTTTTTCAACTTCTCCAAGTTTGAATACAAGATAATCAATGTCTTTTGCCCCAGCATCTCGCAAACTTTTTTCAAGTGTTGCACGAGTTGCAGTAGTTTCTCGTTCAGTTTCGAGCTGTTCGATTTTAGACTTATAGTCACTGATTTCAGTTTGAAGTTTTTCAACGTCCTTATTATCAGCTTGCAATGTATTAATTGTATCGTTAGCTGATTTAAGTTCGTTTACTTTGCTATTGAAATCTTCCTTCGGCACAGCGTTTTTGGGAAATTCCGCGTCAATTTCTTTATTCGCTGCTTCGAGGTCAAGTGTGCCATCCTCTTTCAAGTGTTTGGCCAAAATAGTTTTGATCCATTCCATGTTAACGTTCTCCATTCCTTTTATTCTGGTAGGTCCCAGTTAGAGTTACGAGATATTCCGCTCGTTCGGTGAGTTGGTATCAGTTTAATGTCATAATGCCTGGACAATAAGAAAAGCACCTGTCTATGTGACAAATGCTTTGTTTGACTATGAAAATAGCACACAGTCATAAAGATTGAGTGCTTTAGAAAATTACATTTTCCCATACATCTTTTGGTAGTTCTTCAATGGGTTCATTTTTAGCTATAGCACTATCAACTGCAGCTTTCATTTTCTCAAACCCTTCACTTTCAATGTATTCTACACTGTCGTGAAGTGGGTCCCAAAACCCTATAATTCTAGTTGGAAAAGGGACTTTAAAATGCTGCTCGTATTCGGCTTCTAAAAGTTCGAACTTATCCATACATTATCCTTTCAATATCATACCGATTATGAAGTTAAGATATTCTGTATCATCAGATATCTTTTTCATCACTACTTCAGACCTTCTACTGGTCTGAGAAAAAAGTTGCCCTTTACCCGGTTCAAATAAACTCTCTAATCCCACACTCAAAATTTCTGTGGCATTAGAATAGGTTTTACCAATGTATGGTGTTATGAAATTATCTTTTTTAGTTTTTTCATTAACACCATACCAATATAACATGTTTTTTATCGGCTCTTCTTGCTCGCCTTTTGTTCGATATGCAAGAAACTCCTTGGACAGCCTCAGTGCATCAGGATTGAAGTGTTCAACGTAGTGACCGATCTCATGGAAACTTACAGTATTGCTATTCTTACTAAGCATAATACTTACGCCATTATCAACTATACCACTTCGCCATGTTCTCCCTTTTAATCCCACATCACTGAAAAATCCACGTTCCACATTTTTGGAATAGATGGTCTTTCCGTTAGCGTGCGCATATTCTGCCCATTCTTTTGGATAGAACGAGAAAGCCTCCGCAAGTCTTGATTTAGAGTCTTTTGCAGAACCTTTTGCCCATCCGTCTTTTGGAACAGCTCCACCTATTTCTCTGAAATTAGAGAATATTTTTTTAAGTGCCGCCTTATCTCCTAATTTAGAACTGACATCAAATTTGCTATTAACTAATGAACCAAGAGCAGTGATGTCGGTATGACTAGCTGAACTAAAATCAATAGATGACATATAACCTTTTATTGCCTCTATGTCCTTAATTCCAGTATATGCTTTTTTGCTTGAATTAACAACATTTTCTTTACCGTCTAGCCATTCTTGATAATTTTGGTACGCCCCAACCTCGTGCGTCTCGTTATCACGTCTTAGCTTATGCTCATAACCTTTGATAACTGATATTGTCCGACATCTGCAGTTACAATCTTCACTAGCTTCACCGAACATATGAGGTTGCAAAGCCTTATAACCACTTACTTTAAAGTATTCTTTGATTGGAATTGTCGTGCCATCGAGCTGAGCATGATCGCTACGAGTTTTCATATCAAGGGCGGCAGACCATTGTTTTTGAATTTCAACACCTTTAGCGGTGATATCGTCTTGAGACTTTTGACGTGTGATAGCTGATACTCTACCACCTTCCGTCCTTGCAATTGTCATGGCACGTCTGTACTTAGAATCTCCAACGTTTGAAATGCGCTGAGCCATCTTATCATAACCCAGGCCCTTCGCGAAACCTCGTGTCAGCTCTTGATTAATTGACTGCTTAAGCTTAGTAACATTGCCTTGAAGCCTTGTTGACAATTTACGACCGGCTACAGGCGTTTGGATAATCGTCTCAATCGTTTTAGTATCAAGCATACTAAAACTGATAGGTATACCTATTGTTTGTTCGAATTCATAAAACAATTCGTTATAACCAGTTCGCCCTACAGTATCCAAGTAACTGTAAATCTTACGATTATTAACACTCTGAAGCTCGTCAATGTTTATTTGCAGTTGTTGCTTAATAAGTTTCAAACGTTCAGCCTGCATTTTTTGACTAAAGTTAAGCTTTTCAGTATCTTCAACTAATTGTCTGACCTGATCATTAACTTCGTTATAGACAGATTGATAAGCCTTCAAAAGTTCCTTGGATAAATCCTGTTCTGATTTTTGGAGTAACTTCTCAATCTCAGATTGATACTTATTCACTATCAATCACATCCTTTTTAGATGGACTGAAATCTTGGGAGCCTAAACGCTGCACAACTTCATCATAATCTAACTCTTGTACAGCGCAGATTTTTTTGAGCAGGGACTCATCATCCAGATACGGGGCCACATCCAGTAGGTTTTGTATTAGCTGACCTTTAGTTTCAGCTTCTACTTTTTCAGTATCGGCGCTATCAGTTTGATTGATCAGTGTTGAACGTGTAATAACAACTACAACTTGTTGTCTTTTAAAAGACTTATGATATCGATCATTGATATCCTGAATGATTATATCCAATAGCTGCTTAATAAATGCACGTAATCGAATTTCAGTCTTATTGCATTTTAAATCAAGTAACGAATATCGTGACTTAATGACAATATTTGTGATATTACCGTCACCAACCTGTGAGGAATCGAAAGCCATTCCAAATTTATAAATAGCCTCTTTATCTGTTTCTAACTTCGTTTTACGTGCAGTAACTGGGATATCAACAGTCTTGACATCTATGCCCCCATCCTGACTAACACCAACTGTCTTTTTAGTTCTTAAATTAGTGACTAGGTTATCTAAGTTATCACTTTGATACCCCTTCACTGCATAGATCGGATGGTCAAAGTCAACCAAGTTGTTAGATAATGCACATGCCATCAAGTCGTAATCATCAATCAGCGCCTTAATAGGCTCAAGGTCTGTCTTTTCATTCTTGTTGTTTGATAACTTCAGGAAAGGGATATATCCGAAACCTTTTCCTAATAAATTTCCATCACTATCTTCAACAACTTGATGAAATCTCGGATTTATTTCTTGTGACTCATCCAAAATGAAACGATTATTATAATCTGACGAAGAAACAAAGAACCACGTTTTCTCAGTATCCCACAGTTCCGCTTTAGTCACTGTTACTTTTCTATTATCTTTGGTGATATCCGTGTCGTAGTAACGAATAATAGCAATCACTTCGTTCATATCGTCGTAGATAACAACAACCTTGCGGCTATCAGCAACTTTAAAAAGTAACTTTCCTGAAGTTGCACGGTATACATAAGCAAATTCATAAGCTTTTTTACTTGCACCTTCCACCATTTCCTGCAGCATTAACTGAAAATCATCGTCAATATACTCTTCGAGGTAGGTTTTTAATTCAGTATCAGCAGTTTCAAACTCAACTGGATTTGACAATAGATACTGGACTTTCTGATCGACCTGTTCAGTGAAGAAAGCATGAGGAATTTTTATATTGCTGCGATTCGTTTCTTCAACAAGCTTCCCATCTTCGTTATAATAAAACAACCTAAATTTCAAGATGTCATGCTTATAATCATAGTATCTGAGCCCCTCTGACATTTTTTCCTTAATAGGACTTTGTCTGTCAGTTTTTACAGCATCATCTATAAATCTTGACAAAATACTTGGGTTGTCAGACTTCAAATATTTTATATCCAATTAATTCTCCTTTCTTACACTAGCCATTTATTCGCTTTATTCATATCTTCACTAAAAGCGTACCGTGTTGCATCTATCGCGTGGTTGTTTTTGTCCTCTAATCGCGGCTTATGATTACCATCTTTATCTGTTTGGTAGTCTATGTTTTCAAATTCCCAAGCTATTTTAGGCGTTCGTAGTGGATCTATACAGATAAAATCTAAATCATCAAGCCACTGTTCACCATATTCAACACTATCAGGACCTTTCTTGACCCCTTTAATGTGTGGTACGTTATGTTCAGTCTTAAGCTCTGCAATGCTCTTAGGCTCTGCGCTATCAGCTAGTATTGTGTCACTCGCATACCCTTTTTGATGTAACCACTTAGCATACTGCCTATTACTAATCTTCTGACCGTAATACTCATCAATCGCATAGATACCATTTTTCTTTTTGTCGTAATGCCAACGCACGTGCGCCAGTGGGTCAGTAGCATAACCAAAGTCAACTGCATTGCGGATATTATCAAAGTTAGCAGCCATCTCATCAGTGATTGATCCAGGTTCAACCTGTAGATTATCGAAGGGAACAACACCAGAACCGATGGCCTTACCTAAATACTCCCAGTCATATCTTAATTGACTTCTTTCTTTAGTGGCCTCAGCCTCTGCTACGAACTCTTTAGAGATAAACGGGTTATCAAAGTAAGTAGAGTGATGTACGTAAGTATTAGCTGGTTGAAAAGATGATTCATATTTCTTGTTTACCCACGATTGTTTGCGTTTGGGTGGATTATATGAGTAAAAGAATTTATAGAAAAGACCATCAGCCAATTCTCCACGTAAAAGAGAGTTGGTGATAGTCGTTACTTCATCTTCATTTTTAAATTCTGCCAGTTCCTCTATCCAACCAATAGTGAAAGGAAATTTGCTGTCTTTTAATGACTTAATGCGTTCGGGGTTTTGTGCCCCTCGGAATATCATGTAATTACCACGGGGCTTGTAGGTGATGCGCAGAGGAGACTTATTAAATTTGAATAAGTGTGTGACGCCCTGCTCTTCAATGGCCCACTTCATTTGCTCATAGATAGACTGCTCTAGTGTATTATCAACATAACGTATACCAACCGCATTAACTGCATAGCGCATAAGCAGCTGTGTGATGATATGTGCTATGTCTGATGACTTACCTGAACCACGCCCACCTTTCTCAACAATGTTTAAAATACTTGAGTTAAGTGTTGCCCGCCAAGTTAAGTAAAAGGCCTTAGGAATTAGCTCAGATAGTTTTTTAACCATCTGGCTCACCTATATCATCCACGAACACAGGCATTTCAGTGATAGCCACCTCGGTCTTGTCAGTGAACAGCGCATAACGCTTACCAATATCAACCGCAGCTGATCGTCTAGTTTGTACGCTTGGCTTTAACTCTACTACTTTTTGATATCCATCTCCGTCAAGTATTGCAACTGGTTCTGTAACCTCTCCACGCATTACCGAGGTCAAGAACTTCATTACCTCAGCAGCGTCTGCGATGCGCTCATCCTCCAATTGTTTCAAACGCTCATCAATATAGGCTTTAAGGTCAAGTTTTGTCAAGTTCTGCTGACCTATCTGTTTGGCTGTCTTTTGACTATATCCAGCAAAAATAGCAGCCTTAGTCGCATTACCCGTTTCGATAAAGTAATCACAGAATTTCTTTTGCTTTTCAGTCATTGTCATGTTGTTCACCTCCAATCTACACAAAAAGCCGTGAATTTCATCACAGCCTTCTTTATACTACCGCACTACCATAACATTACATGTCGCATGATTAACAACATATTGTGTTGTAGAACCTATGAAAAATTTATCTATCATCCCTTTACCTGTTACGCCAATGAATATTATATCTATCTCATTTTCTTTAGCATATTTCAGGATAGCTTTTTTAGGATCCCCGAACATATCTTTTTCTTGAATTTCAACTCCATCAGTATTTAGTTTATCAACCTGGCATAAAATACTTTCTGCTACAGCATTAATCTTAGAGGTATCTACCACAGACATATCAAACTCATCATAATATCTGTTGACCTCCTTAACTGTAAGGACCGTGAGCTTAGCCTCATTTCGCTTTGCAGTCTCAATGGCCTCATATACTGCATTGTAAGATTGCTCAGATCCGTCTACAGCAACTAGAATGTTCTTATACTGTTTATGCATAATAATCATCTCCTTAAGCTTATTATAGACCTGTTGAACAAAAAAAGAAAGCGTTATCTATACACAAAAAACAACCAGTGCTAAAACCACTAATTGCTTTTTCTTTTGAATTCCATGATACTAATATACCACACTAAATGGGGACACAACTACCCTTTTTTGTGTCCCCATTGATATTTTTTTAAAAAGCTATGCCACGCTGCATGGCAAACTGCTCTAAAATACCATATCTGACAGAATATATCTGTCTATAACTGATATTTAGATATACTGTTCCAATCGTCGCCCAATCATAATAACTATTCATGCCCCAAAAACATTCATGAATAATCTTCTGTAAATCTGGGGACAACCCACTCACAGTACGCTCAATGTCTTTGGCCAACTGATCATAGTACTGATAAGCCTTATTGCCTTCTTTTTTCATGAGTTCATCAAGTGGTGGTTCTGACTTCTTACGACTGCCTTGAATCCACCAATTAACATCAGTGTCACGATTTAACTCTGCTGTGACCAATGCCTCAGCTTTTAGCCGTGGAATCTTCGGGTACATTCGCATTTCTTCTTCTAGCCTTGCTAGAGTCTTACGGCTTAGTTCCTGTTTTTTTCTAGCCAATTTTACCTCCTAATCAAAAATGATAGTAATCCATTTTTTCGCAGTTTTTATTTTTGTTCAACTAATTCAGGATGCAGCCAAGCCCACGCTAATTCTTCATCAGAATAAAATTCAGTGCAGGCATTCCAAAAATCTACAATATTTGTGGCACTTTTCAAAATTTTAATGTCACGTTTTCCCATCCTGACAGATGATATTTCATCTTGACCCAAACCATCCTCCCTGATTACAATCTCTACACGCGGATTCAGTGAATACCTTTTACATGAATGTAAATCACTGATCTGATTATCGTCTTCATACGCATGGCCATTAACTGAATCAAGCACTGACTTTTCAAGATTATCCAAGTCTGGTTTCTTGACCACTCTCCAAGTTTCGGATTTTAGGATATTCTGATTTTTCTTGACTCTAGCTATCGCTTTTGGTGGCTTGATGTAAAATTTCAAGTCAACAGCAATTGCCACACCTGGGTCATATTTACTCAAGTTGTGCTTCAACCACTCCTTCAGAAATTTCTTTTTCCACGCTGTATACTCCGATGGCATGTAAGTCCCTCGTTTACTAAACCGAGGCCTTGGAGATGGATAGGGATCTAGATTAATTACTACCATTCATCTTCTCCAATGCATTTTCTAGAATTAGAACTTTTAAATCTTTTTCAAAATGATTTAGAAAACATGGTTTTTTCAATGATTCATTTGCTGCAACGTAAGCCAATAAGTACGCTAACATAGAGTGATTATCTCCTGTTTCGTATTCAACCGATAACGGTTCAAACTTTTCTTCTGTTTCCTCATAGGTAAATGTGATATTGATTTCTTTAGGCATTTTTCATATCCTTCCATAATTCATCTAGCCATTCAAGCAACATACTAGCTTGTTTCATAGCCAACTTTTCATTGTTGTATTTCTTAGTGAACTCCTCAAGAGACTTTACAACCCAGTCCCAGAAACCATCTGTCATGAAACCAAGTTTCGCAGCTTGATTGTTACACTCGTATATCCAGTTTTCTACATCGGCAAAAAATTGTTTATAGTCCATAATTTTTATACCTCAATTTTTTAATTTTTAACATTCCTCCACCCACCCTCTCGCGATCGGTTGGGTGTCAATGACTTGTCAAAAACTTGCATGTCAATTAGCAAGTTTTGACTTGTCTATGCACCTACACCCACCTGATAAATATATACGTAGTATATATTTCACTGACACCCTTTTTTGACACCTGTCAGACTGTCAGTTTTTAGTTGAATTGACAGGTGTTTTGGGTGTCACTTTCAGGCACATTGACAGACTGACACCCCCTGTCAGTTTTTAGTTAAATTGACAGTTTGATAGGCATACACTTTTTTAATTATTCGTTACTTTTTTCTACAAAAGATACTATGCCTTTGCTATCAATTTTCAAAATATCCTGATTATCAATCCAATTTTTTACAGTATTTCTAGACTTGCCAAAATAGTCTACTAATTCACCAATCCGTAACTCGCCTTTACTTTCTATATCCAAAGTGGTGAATGCGGATATAAGATTTTCGGTATTTTTCTTCGCTCGTTCAGCTTTTTTTTCTTCAGAGTTTTTGGAATTACCGCCATTTGTTGCTCCACGCTTATAGGCAGGTTCACTACCAACTGGCTCAAGGTCTTTCAGTACTCCAGCATCATCAGAATAATGCAGCGGATAATTAAACCAAAGATTGACAGAATCAAACTTTGGAAACTCTCGGAGTGTTCCTTCAAGCCGCCACGCTGTCATGAGATCAACACGCTTGCTAAGTGGTCCTAATTCAAATCCTGCAATACGTTCAGCGCGTTCAGTCCCTAGTGCCTCTGTAAGATGCTTGCGCATTTCAGAGGCTGATAAGAAATCATCTTGACCAATTTCAGGAAAGTAAGCAGGTTTTTCATCACGGATAATATCGGCATAGAATTTAGCTGTAGCCCTATTTTTCTGCTGATCACGTAAAGATTTTGTGACGTCTAACTCTATCAGGTCAAGAATTGCATCGGGATCACGTGCAAACACGCCTGAACCACTTGAGCGGTCCATTGATGATTTACCACCCTGTGCACCTTTAGAGTGGTGATGACAGTAAATAACCGACGTCCCCAACTCCATGGCCACCTTATCAAAGTTATTTGTGAACTTGGCCATTTGTTCAGCATCATTTTCTGAACCAGTCAATACTTTATAGATAGGGTCAATGATTACAGCGTCAAACTTCTCTTTCTGAGCACGTCTAATCAACTTCGGTGTGAGTTTATCCATTGGGATAGAATGACCGCGCATGTTCCAAATGCTGATATTTTCAAGATGTTTAGGCGGTATTCCCATTGCCTGGTAAATATCCTTGAAACGCTTGTAAGCAGACGGACGGTCCAACTCCATGTTGAGATATAGGACCTTGCCCATCTCACAATTGAAGCCAAACCACGGAATGCCTTCAGCAATTGATATGGTCATCTCCATAAGTGCAAATGATTTACCAGCTTTTGACGGCCCAGCAATTAACATCTTATGCCCACGTCTTAACACGCCATCAATCAAGACTGGTGCAAGCGGTGGGTCTTCCTTGAACATCTCGGCCAAACTCTCAAACTCTGGCAAGTCGTCGTTCAAGTCCTCAATCCACGTTTGCCATTCTTCCCAGTTCGCCTTACCAATGTTGGTATCAATGAGAAATTGCTTGTGGTCCCCACGGACCACACCAGGCATCCGAGATAAACGGGACGGATTTTTATTCTGGCCATCTACTTGTAAACCGTTTTTGTTACAAATCTTGTAGAGATACTCGACACGATCCCGATACTCGTTTTTATCTTTGGCTTCTACTTTAACGATGGCGTGGATAGATTTGCCACCAGAAAAGACCAAGGCCGCAATTGGCAATTCAAGCTCGCGCATGATGGCGTTTTGCTTTTCGAGACCGAGATTATCGGATTCTACTAAGGCATAACGGAAATCAGTAACGTTGTCATTCTTGACCCCTTTACCGTCAAGCGGATTAAAACGAATCCATGCCCCAGCCTCTTTTTTTGAGTCTCCGACTACAAAGCCAAGGTCTTTTTCGTTCTTGTATCTTTCCAGATCGTTGAGAATTTCCTCAGCCGTTCGCGTATAGTTTCCAGACCCACTGACGGAATATTTCCCATCATCTTTCTGCCACGATTCAACGACATAACCAATATAATCATCATTCTTGAATAGCGTTTGAATGTATGTTTTGAGCTGTTCGGCAGGGCTCCAATTGTCAGTAGGTTCGTTGATTTCTTGACCTTCGACCCATGCCTTATCAATGAATTTGTAGTCTCTAGCGGCGCTTACTTCATCATCCCAGGCTAGAAATTCATTTCCATCACTCCCACTATAAGCAGAGGACGTCCAACCGTTTTCCTTAGCTTTCATGGTGATGAAGGCACCAGTTACGGGAGTATCTTTACTATGCCCTAATGATTCCCACTTGGCTTCCATCTCACGCGCATTATAGCGACTATCTTGTTGTGACCAAGTGTCCCATACATCAAAGGGATAGCCCTCGAATTTCAAAGCCATTCCAACCGATACCCAGTCCAGATAATCAAGCGATGATGGTGGTATATATTCTAGTAGTAAAGTTAAGTTAAGTTTATCTGTCATTGGTTTTGTCTACTTTCTGTGGTATTATTTAATAAAAAATAGAAAAGAGGTTTTTTTATGGGTGAAATTATTTCTGATGCATTAATGTCATTTGGTGCTGGCTTTGCAGGAGCAGCATTTTCAAATGCACAAGGTCCAGGTCAAGCACTAGATGATATAATGACCATGGTAGGATTTGAAAAACTACATGAAGTAGCTGAAAGGAAAAGAGTTAAAAGAGAGTATTCTGTTCAAAAATACAAAGAATCATTGGCTCAAGGGATAATCTCTATTGATGAAGGTAACCTTCAGGATCCACCGCTTTCTATTGTTGGACCAGCCTTAGAAGCCTCAAAATATTATATAGAAGAGCAAGAATTAAGAGAGATGTTTTCTAAGCTTATTACTACTTCTATGGACAAATCAAAAGGCATGATTGCTCATCCATCTTTTGTAGAAATCATTAAACAACTATCACCTTTAGATGCTAATATTTTAAAAAGTTTTAAAAATACAATGACTCATCCTGTTGCCAAAATAATATCAATACGGCCTAATGGATATTTTGAACTTAATGATTATTTTATTGTTGATGAACTTTTTGATAATCAAAGTATCATAGATGTAACTAAATCAATAGCAAATTTAGATCGTTTAGGTTTAATTAAAATAAGTGAAGGAATAATCGAAAATGAAGAATATTTTATGGAACATCCTAATGTGAAAACACATCTTGAAATGTATAAACAAGAATCACCTGTTTTGAAAGTAAACAGGCTCGATGTCACTTCTTATGGAGTAGGCTTCATCAATTCATGCGTACGTATATAAACATAACGATTTATAATCCATTTCTTTTATTTTTTATATTCACTAGGGTTAATGTCAACCGGAATTCTCCAACCATTCCCAGCAATCCGGTCAATTAGACCTCGTGCTTTATTAAATTCCCAAGTTCCAACATGTTGGAAACCACGACTTTCTAAAAATCGAATCTGCTTAGGCGTTGTAAGTCCTGCCATTTTACGTTTATTCAACTTATCAAGTAAAACAGTGGCCTTGCCAGCATTCTCAATTTCCTCAGGAAAAATACCGAATTTTTCAAGTGCGGCAACTTGTTTATCTGAAGCTGGTGCCATTTCCCATCCAAATGAAGGTGCATAGTTCATCAGGTCCTCGGATTGGATAGACATCTCGAATTGCAACGGATCTACAAGTTTACGCTTACGTTTCTTCATCTCTGCCAATTTCTCAGCAAGTGAATTCTCACGATCCTGAACGACTTCACTTTCTGCAACCTCTGCAATTTCTTCTAAGTCAAATAACGCTGGCTGTTCTTCTTCGTCAAGTTCGGCCATTTTCTCAGTCATTTTGGCTGCAATCTCATCATCTTTAGCAATCAGATTGGCTGGATGGACTAGCTCGTGGCGCTCTGTGTGCCAAAGAAAATCAAGAATTAAACAATCTTCTTTTCCTTCAGCAAGTCGTAATCCTCGTCCAATACACTGCACGTAGAGCGGTCGTGATTTAGTTGGTCTTAGCATAATCACACAGTCGACCTCTGGAGAGTCCCAACCCTCAGTAAGCAGCATTGAGTTACATAGTACGTTGTACTTGCCTGCGTCAAAGTCTGCTAGTATCTCAGCACGGTCTTTTGATTCTCCGTTGACCTCAGCTGCTTTAAAACCTTTTTCGTTCAGAATATCACGGAATTTCTTAGACGTTGCGACTAGTGGTAAGAAAATGACAGTCTTACGATTACTACAATACTTAACCATTTCGTCAGCAATCTGATACAAATATGGGTCTAGTGCGCTACCAACATCACTAGCCTTGAAATCACCAGCAGTCATTGAAACGCCTGACAAATCTATTTTCAGTGGAATAGTCAAGGCTTTCATTGGTGATAAGTAACCGTTTTTGATTGCATCAGGTAGAGAATACTCATAGGCCAATGAGTCAAAATACTGCCCTAGATTTTTCTTATCTGTCCTATCTGCGGTAGCTGTAACACCTAAGACTTTAGCGCTACTAAAGTAGTCAAGTACTGATTGATAGCTACTGGCCATGATGTGATGGGCCTCATCAACTATAATCGTGTCATAATGATCATGCCTGAAACGCTTCAATCGTTTTTCACGCATAAGTGTTTGGACACTACCGACGGTCACACGATAGAAAGAATTTTCAGCGGTATCATCTGCTTTCTCGACTGCCGTTTTCAATCCTGTTACTTTGAAAAGTTTGTCTGCAGCTTGATCAAGTAATTCACCACGATGTGCCATGATTAGCACACGTTCACCTTTACTAACTAGTGTCTTGGTTAGGTCTGAAAATGTGACGGTCTTACCTAGGCCAGTTGGCAACACGAGTAGCGTTTTTCGATTACCATTTTCCCATTCTTCTTGAATGTGATTGTTAGCCTCAATCTGATAAGGACGTAGCTCCATCTTCTACCTCCTCTAGTTCTAAAGACATTTGTGGATCAGCTTCTTTTTCTAATTCATAAGCCTTTGCTTCAGCAGCATTATAGTCTTCATCAAAATCAAACTTGACTGTGACCATGTAATCTTTTTCTTTGTATGAAAAATCTTGACCGATACTAACAAGCCATTTAGAAAATTCTTTGACAGCTTCTGAAGATTTAAATTTAAATTTTCCTGTAAGATTTTTTTCAGCTAACATTCTTACCCTCCGAAGTTATAGCCACCAGTTGGCGGTGTTTGTGGTTGTTGCGGCGTGTTCGTCGGTGCCGGGAACGGAGACGTCACTGGTGCTTGCTGCTGTGTAGGTTGTTGCGCTTGTTGAACAGGTGGCTGTGGCGCTTGTGGTTGAGCATAATTTGTTGCATTTGCCGCAGCTGCTGGCTCGTTGAAGGTATCAATGCGATTGCTTTGCTTATCCTCGCCAGTTTTGCGATCTTTATAGTCATTGATGATAATTTTAGCAGTACCATGCGAACCGAGGACCATGTTCCAATTCATTTTTACTTTTCCATCAGCGCTTTTAGGGGCACCGATTGATGTAAAGAATTGATTAATTTTCCACTGCATTTTTTTGTAAAGGAATAATTTTTCGGTCAAAGTTGTCTTTTGACCATCAGGCGCTGTGACTTCGATTGTAACGATAGCCATAGGACAGTTTGCAGGAACTTTACTTTCGTAATTTGTAGGCTTTTCATATATGCCACGTTCAAAGTTGACAACTACGAAGGGATAATCACCTGCAGGCAATAGCACAAACGGGCTACCTTCCTCGACTTCATCGTCCCATCCCAAAATTTCCATTTCATCATTTGCGTTCATTGTCATAATTCTTTTCTCCTTTATTAGTAAGCTCTTTTAGCTGTGATTTGGGCATAGATATTGGCCCATTGTGCAACCAGTCCACCTTGAACCAAGTCAGCTGGATAATCTTTGACTGCTACCTCAGGCGGCATAAACCCTTTCTCAACGACAACCGTTTTGACCTCGTCCTCAGTCACACCATTGGCGGTCATAAGTTGGGCTAATTGCGGGTCAATGCCTGGATCAAGCGCAATTGGATCACGGCCAAACTGATTTTGGTTGTCAGATGTATCTGCTACCTCACCGCCACCTGGTGTCCAAGCTCCAGCAACTGGTTCTTGCGGAGTAACCGGAGTAGGTTCAGGCTGTGCGACCGGCGCAGCAGGTTGAAACAGTTGCGCAATGGATGAAAAATCAAACGGTAATTTTTCAGGCAAGTTATGTCGATTTTTCGCATCCCATGCCGGATGGTGCGTGGTAAACATGACACGTTGTCCACCAGTCGCCTTCTTTGATTTCGTTTTTGAATCTGTAACAATCGTTGTTTCATAGTTGGCAAACAAGACCATATCAGACCATTCTTTAAGCAAAGGTGCACACTGTCTTGACAGTTTCAACTGGTAACGGTCATACGCGCCCATTTGGTCAGGCTCTTCTTTTTTCTTTAATTCAGCATGAGCAGTGACTACGACATTGATGCCAGCGTCTGTTAGTTCCGAAAGAAGATTCAACAACTTTCCGAATTCTTCCTTGACCATGGTATAACCTTTACCATAGCCCAAATCTTCGATTGAAGTGATACCGTTTCGAGCAATGATATGTTGATTTGCCAATGTCTCTGCCCAGTCAGCTGTATCAATAATGAGTGTGCTACAAATTCTACTTTGCTTAACGTAGTTCACTTCATCCAGTAACATTTGCCAACTGTTTGGATTATCAAGACGTTGGACGTTCATGTTTGATGTAGACCCTTCTGTGTCGATAAAGACAGGGTTAGGAAACTGTGCTGCGAATGTTGACTTACCAATACCCTCCACACCATACAAGACAACTTTTTGAGCAGTCGCAGTTGGACCGCTTGTGATGTTAAATGCCATTTAATTTCTCCTTAAAATTGATATTTAGGTGCTTCCACTGCTGCTTGAGGCACTTCTTCACTATAACCATCTGTGATAATAATTGAGCACTCATCACCAGTTGAGACACGAGTGGCGATAATTTGTAGTTGTTCTGTCTCAGCCCATTGACCAAACTCAGTTAATGTTTCAAGGTCGAACTGTTCAAGTTTATCTACCAATATAAAGCCGCATTCAGGATTGAGCTTGCGGACAATTGCAGTCGATACTTTCAACTGTTCAGCTCCTGACATGTTATCCCATTTTTGACCGTTATAAAGCAGCTCACCTTCAGCAACGGATAGACCAGGCAATGGTAAGTCAGCATTATCAAGCAGCTTAGTTTTTTCAAGCCTGATACCCTCAATCTCAGTTGTCAGAGCATCGTACTGGTCTTTGTAATTTTGAGCATCTTCATTGGCTTTATCTTTATCAAGATTGGCTCTAACCTTCAAATTAATCTGTTCAACTTGCGCAATATTTCGCTCAAGCTGCTCAGTTGATTCATCATGTAGATCAAGCGTAGACTTTTCAGCAATCTCAAGCTTAGCTTCAATGTCAGCACGTTCGGCAATCAAGCGATCAATCTCAGAATCAAGATTGTCTTTAAGCTGTGCTAACTGGTCACGTTGTGATCTCAGACGGGAATTTTCACCATTCTTGGCCAAGATTGACTGTTGTTGTGTGATAAGCTCAGACACACTCACAAGGTCTTTAGGTGCATCAAGATAATAGACCTGTTCGGCAGCAAACTTTTTCTTCTGGTCAGCAATCTGACCAATCGTAGTTCGCTGGTTATACTTTTCATTTTCTTGTTGTTCAAGCACGGCCAACTGCTCGCCGACTCCGATGATTTGAAGCAACGTTTTAGCCTTTTCTGAGTTATTGGCCTCAATGAATTTAGGCAAGTTGATTGAGAATTCCTCAACGAAGCTATTCAAAAGCTGTTGGCCTGCTTTGTTTCCGCTCGGGTCAATTACCTTCAAGTCGCTATTCTTGCCATCACGACGTATTTCAAGACCATTGTCAAGGACAATATGCAGATTAGGTGGCAATACACTGCCCTCGCGTTGTACTTGGCTAGGTTTGTATTTGTTCCCACCTAATGCCCAAGCAATTGAGTCCAAGATTGAAGTCTTGCCTTGACCATTGCGGCCACCGATTATCGTCAAGCCGTTCGCTGTCGGTTCGAGTTTGACAGCTTTGACACGCTTGACATTTTCTATTTCTAGTTTGTTAATTTTTACCATGTTTTTTCTCCCAGTCATCTTTAAATTTGTCACTTTCAATTAGCGCTACAATGTTTTGCCATAATTCATCAACTGTTAGAGATTTTTGAATGAATTCATCAGCTTGATAGTCAAGCATGCCAAAATCAAGCTGTATCTGTTTTGAAAGCGAAAAGCTGTCACAAGGATTATTGTTACGACTAACAGCTTTGAGTAATAATTCCTTACTCCACTGTCCGCTCCAGTACTTAGCGGTGTATATCATCTCTCAATACCCCCAAACCTGTGTAGCGGTCTCAAACATCTCGTATCGTGCTAATTTCGCTTTAAGCCGTTCATTTTCAGCTTCAAGTTGACCACAGTACAAATCTAGATCTCTGAAAGCTACTCTCATTTGCTTATCCTCAACTTGTAGACGTTTGATTTCACGGCTTTGACCTTCGTTATTTGCCAACAACTTTGCGTGTTGGCTTACTTCAAATTGTGTCATTTGATTCCTTTCTTAAAATATTCAATAACTTCGAATTTATTCCATCTACCCATTTCATCGGGTTTAGGAAAATGCTTTTTAGAGTTGTATCTATATTTTTCATCAAATGGATTGACACTAATGCCAATTAGTTTAGCGGTCTCCTCCCGAGTCATCATTATAGGAAACTGACCCTCTAAAGAAATGAAGTCTTTTACATTTTCAAGTATCATACTTCTAATTTGAGTATTTAACTCAGCCAGCATTTCTTCAAACATAGACACTCCTTTCTGTGCTATAATTAGATATAGTAATTTTTACTGAGCGCTTTCCAGAGCGCTTTTTTGTTACCTGAATTCATCTAAGCTGATATCAAGTGCATCAGCTATCTTGACCATCGAGCTAAAAGAAAGCTCTTTAGATAATCCATTTCTCAATTTTGAGAAGCTCTGTTCGCTTATACCAGTTAACTTTGATAGCTGATAAGTTGTAATTTGCTTTTCATCTAGCATTTTTTTTATTTTATTCCACATTTCTCCCCCGAATACACTATATATAGTGTATTAAACTTTTATTTTTACCAACAAAACACAACATATTGTGTTTTTGAACTTGAATACTTACTATCGGTTTAATATAATTAATATATGAATGAAATACCGCGGCAGCTGTTTTTATTCACAATAATCATGGAAAGGAGAATGCGATATGGTAAATAAACCCGGAGAAAAACCACCTGGTGGGACTTATGAACAAGTAGGTCCGCGAGGTGGGAAAACAACACACGCGCCAATTCACCACAAGCCTGGTAAACCATTACCACCAACCGATAAACCCGGTCAAGGCTGGAAAAAATCTTAATCTTTCCAAGGCGTATCTAAAACGATGCGTCTTTTTGCTATGCAAAAGCGCCATTTAAATAGATTGATCTGAATCCAAGATTCCACACGATTTTCAATTTTTCCGTTAGGCATCTCAGCCCCATAATTAGTAATGTAGTGATGTAACATAATTTTTTATTTCCTTTCTAGCGCAGCTTGAAATCATCAATGATTTTCAAGATAATTTTATGAGCCTGAGGTGTGCGAAGACGTCCGCTTAAAGTGTCAATCATGACATTTTTAGCAACATCATACTTTGCTGCCAAACTCATTTTTTCAATTCCATTTGTGGTAATGAACTCATTTACCAAGTTCAAACCATGGTCATCAACTGGCATATTATGCCTCCTTTCTAGCTCATCAGGGCTTTTTTATTTCTCAACTCAACTAAGCGAGGGCACTTTTATGGCTATTGCCAACCTCTTGACATCTCGTGTTGGGTAGTCATTATCACGCCCAAGAGATATCTATATTATTGAGTTAAGATTTTGTATAAGAAAAAGTTAGTTTTTTAGCATATTATCTATTGACTTTTGTTGTCTAATAGCCTACAATATAAGCATAGTTAAAACACCTAAATAAGGCTTTATAAACATTCTTGGCGGGACGTTCAAAGTGCTTTTTATAGGTCTATTTATATACTTAATTAATAACTTTATCTTACAAAAATAATTATAGCTTATTAGCCTACATTTGTCAACTATTTTGTAGCCAATAACCAATATTTATTTTTCTTGTACTTTTTGAAAGGTAGAATAAATGAATTTGTACGAAAGAATACAAGAGCTAGCAAAGTCTAAAAACATCTCTATTAGGCAACTGGAAGAGAAACTTGGCTTGGCAAATGCTACCATCAGAAGATGGGGAATTCAAAATCCAGGCATTGACAAAGTACAAGCTGTTGCAAAATTCTTTCATGTAAGTGTAGATTATCTATTAGGTAATGAAGAAATTGAGCACCCTCAATTCTCTCCTGAGCTTCTTGACGCTATCGATAATGCTGAAGGTTTTTCTGGACAACCCTTGGATGACCATGATAAAGAAATCATAAAAGGGCTTTTAGCAGCCTACATCGCAGGAAAGAATAAATAATTTAGGAGAATATATGGACTATCACGATATTTTGCGTGAGACAGGTATAGTCTTAATATGGGCTCCTGAATTACATGATAAGGGTTTGTATGTGCCCTATGCTGAAGAATGTGGCTCTGATAATGGTATTATCTTTGTAGATTCTACACTCAGTGAAGATGAAACAGAATGTGCCATACTGCATGAATGTGGTCATAAAATAAAAGGGCATACTCTTTCAAAACTGAGTGCACCACAATTACATATTATTAACGAAGCTAAAGCTAACCGTTTCATGATTAGCTGCAAGGCTAAAGATTATTTAGAGGAAATAGATTACCACATCTACTATTACACTCCTGAAAGATTCCTGACAAGATTTAAACTGTCGGTAGAAAAATTCTACGACATGGCTGAACAGGAAATGGAAAAGATAGCTTTTGAGTATAGAACTCAATTAATATATTAAAGTAAAAAACATTGTGCAAAACTGATCCACGTAAAAAGCTGTCTTGAAAGGGTAATTATGGAGATTGAAAAAATCAAAGATGATTTAAAGACTCTCGGAAAACGTGTATCTGAACTTAGTGGAAACATAACAAATGAAGAGCAAACAAAAAATGCGTTTATAATGCCATTTTTCCAAGCTTTGGGTTACGATATATTCAATCCACTCGAGTTTGTTCCAGAATTTACTGCAGATGTCGGAATTAAAAAAGGTGAAAAAGTAGATTATGCTGTCGTCACTGATGGTAAACCTCAAATTTTAATTGAGTGCAAATCAGTATCAGAAAGATTAACAAAACACGACTCGCAACTTTTCCGATATTTTGGCACAACTAATTCTAAATTTGCCATATTAACAAACGGGAAAGAGTATCGGTTCTTCACAGACTTGGATGAAGCGAATAAGATGGATTCTACACCTTTTTTGACAGTAGATATTGAAAATATCAGAGATAATCAATTTTCAGAAATAATAAAATTCCATAAAAATAATTTTGATATAGATAAAATTGTATCATCTGCATCAGAATTGAAATACCTTAACATACTCAAGACGTTTCTATCTGAAAACTTAACAGAGCCAACGGACTCATTTTTAAGCTATCTTGTTTCAGAGATTTATGATGGCAGAAAAACTCAAGCAATTCTTGATAGTTTTAAACCTATTATCACAAAAGGATTTAATCAATTTATTTCTGAAAAAGTTAATGAAAAGTTGAGCGCTGCATTAAACACTAATGGTGCATCATCCGAAATTGAATCTGATAATGAATTAGAAACAATAGAAGACCATTCATCCGACATAGTCACGACTCCTGAAGAACTTGAAGCTTATACAGTTGTCAAAATGCTACTCCAAGACGTTATTACACCAGATAGAATTTTCTATCGAGACAACAGAAGTTATTTTAATATAATTGTAGACAACAAGATAACTAAATGGGTATTGCGCTTTATTGTCAAACCTAGTAAAACGAGTATTGAAGTAAGAGATTGTGGGACTTTTGAAATAGATTCTCCACTCGACATTTCAAAATATACTGTAGAACTTCATGAAGCTGTTGCTAAATTTTTATAAAACATATAATTGAAACAAAAAAGCGCCACTCACCACCTCGGCCAAAAGATTGTGAGTAACGCTTACCAAAATATAGTAAACAATACTGGAATACAGTAGGTTTTACTATACCCATTTTACCATAGATTTAGGAGATTTAATGGCATATTTCAGAAAAAGAAACAATAATACATGGGAGTATAGAATCTCTTATAAAGATTCGACTGGTAATAACAAAATAAAATCAAAAAGTGGGTTTAAAACAAAAGCTGAAGCTAAACAATTTGCACTTGAAGCAGAACTTATGCTTTCCTACGATACAATGACCGATAAAAATGTACTAATTTCTGATTTCTTTGATAGATGGGCAGAAATTCATAAACGACCGCATATATCTGAAGTGACTTGGCAAAAGTATAAGCAGACAAAGAAGCATATTGAAATGTATATGCCAAACATAAAAATAATTGATATTACCGCAACATATTATCAGGAGGTACTCAATCAGTTTGGCCAGAAATACTCACAGGAAACTATAGAGAATTTTCACTATCATATTAAATCAGCGATGAAGATAGCCGTACACGAAAAAATAATAGATGAAAATTTCGCAGATTTTGCAAAAGCTAAATCACAAAAGCAGCCACGATCTGTAGAAGATAAATTTCTACAAGAAGATGAATACCTGTCACTGATCAATGAGACTGAGAATAATATCAAATATAAGAGTTACTTTGCCTTATATTTGATTGCAGTCACTGGTTTACGCTTTGCTGAAGCCTTAGGCCTAACATGGGATGATATCGACTGGGAAGCTAATATCATATCAATTAACAAGACCTGGAACTATTCAATCACAAATGACTGGGCAGATACGAAAAATGAAGCATCTAAAAGAAAAGTACCAATATCAAATAAAACTTTGGACCTCTTAAGAGACTATCAAAGTAACTTTTGGGAATACAACGAATGCAATCGGATTATTTTTGGAGTATCCAATGCAGCATGTAATAAAACCCTCAAAAGGTTGACAGGCAAAAATGTACATCCTCACTCTTTAAGACACACTTATGCATCATTTTTAATTTTAAAAGGTATTGACCTAATTTCCATATCAAAAATTTTAGGTCATGAAAATCTCAACATCACTTTAAAAGTATATGCGCATCAGCTTAAAAAACTCGAAAATAAAAACTTCAAAATGGTAAATAGTATCTTTAACGGTTTATGACCTAAATTGGACCTAAATCGGACCTAAATTTAAAAACTTTATATGACTTTGTATGACTGCATAAAAGATAAAAACCGCACTGTTATGCGGTTTTTACGTTCATGTAAAATCATTAAAAGTATTCTAAAAGGCGGTAGACGGATTTGAACCGACGATCAAGCTTTTGCAGAGCCGTGCCTTACCACTTGGCTATACCGCCACAACCATTCCATTATATAATAGAATGGTAGGTTTTGTCAAGATAGGAATAACTAATTTCCATATCATTTTTTTGTATTTAGTTGGTGATGGTTAACTCATTACCTGTTTTTTGGACGCCCTCAGGCATAGTCCAATCAGCATTGTCCGTCGTTGAGGCTAGATAGGTCATCATTTCACGATAAACATCGAGTGCTAAGTAGAGTTTTGCTCCCCAGACTGGTGTCATGCGATTATCATAGCCTGACCATACCGCCATTGCATAATGAGGTGTATAGCCGACAAAGTTTTCATCTGGTGCAAGTGAGCTACCGTCATAAGGACCATCTATATTTTCAAAAGCTTGATCATACTGGGTATCATCATAGTTTGATGTTCCAGTTTTACCAGCTTGATTGAGGCCTGGAATAATCCCGTTGGTCATCGTACCATTTGTAATCACACCTTTGAGGATGTCTGTCATCACATAAGCTGTCGATGCTTTCATCGCACGTTTTCGCTCAGGTTTCATGATTGTTTCTTTACCCTCTGCATCAACAATTTTAGTGACATAGTAAGGTGTCGTATAAATGCCACCCGCACTAAACGCCGCATAGGTAGCAGCCATTTTTTCTGAGCTTGCACCAAATTGGCTGCCCTCACCAATATTGTTACTTGAGATGGCATTTGAATATTGCATATTAGGATATTTAATGCCAAGATTTTCAAGAAAGGCTTGTGATTTATCAAGACCGACAGCTGCTAATGTTTTGACCGCTGGGATATTTCTTGACCCCCAAACTGCTTTACGCACGGTGATATTCCCTTGATAGAGCTTATCCCAGTCATAAACTGGTGTGTTGCTACCATCTGGATAGACATACCAGGTATCTCCGATAATATCTCCCGTTGATTTATAAACACCATACTCAAAAGCAGGCGCATAATCTGTTGGTGGTTTCATCGTTGATCCCCAATCTCGATTGGTCTCAACAGCTTGGTTCAAGCCAAATGTCACATCAGTCGGTTGTTTACGTCCACCAAGTTGCGCAATGACCGCGCCAGAATTAACATCAACTATTGTCGAGGCAACTTGGAAAAGATCATCTGGAAAATGCACATATTGATCTGTATTAAAGATATCCCAAAGTCTTTGTTGTGCTGCATTATCTAATGGTGTATAGATTTTAAGACCCGCTTTATTGACATCCAAACCAGTCTTATCTTCTACTTCTAAAATAACTTGTTTGATGTAGTTATCCAGATAACTTGGAATTGATTTGCTAGTTGACGGCGCTTGTAGACCATCGGTGATTGGTTCAGCGATAGCCTGATCCATTTGTTTTTTCGAAATTTTTTTGTAGCGGTACATGGCACGTAGCACCATATCGCGACGTTCTTTTGCTGCTTCCGGATGGGCATAAGGATCGTAGGAATTAGGGGCCTGTGGCATACCAGCAAGCAGGGCAATTTGCGCCAAATCCAGAGACTTTAAGTCTTTACCAAAATAGTTCTTAGCCGCTGTCAACATCCCGTAATAACCATTACCTAAGTAGGTTTTGTTAATGTAGTAGGTGATGATTTCTTCTTTAGTGTTCTGGCGTTCAAGGTTTACCGCCATCCAAGCTTCTTGCGCTTTACGTTTAATCGTCGCATCTTTAGCTTTAGTTGAGAAGAAAGATAGCTTAATCAGCTGCTGAGTCAAGGTAGAACCACCTTGCGTGTTATCATTTTGCGTGTTATGAATAACAGATGAAATAATCCGAATCGGGTCAACACCACGGTGCTGGAAAAAGCGGTGATCTTCGATTGAGGTAACCGCATCAACCAACTCCAATGGAATGTCTTTTGTGTCGGCTAGTTCACGTTTTTCAATCCCCAAGTCGACTAACACTTGACCATCTTTGTCATAGATGACAGATGATGGTTTTGATTGTAACTTAGACTCTTCCAGTTTTGGCGCATCTTTGGCATAATAAACAAACAACCCAACACCAGCTACGAAGCCGAGAATAATGAGCATGAAAACCGAGATGAGACACCATTTGGCAACTCTGATGACGCGTAAATTCATTTTTCGTTTACTTTTTCGTAGATTAGAAATGTGAGTCACCTCCTATAAGTTTTTGGATACAGTCGAGATAAGGAATGCTAGGCAATTGATTGGTTGGAAGTTCATACCCTTTGGTTTCGATAAATGCTAATGCAATTGATTTTTGGCCTTCTTTTTCTTTGAAAAAGGGGATTAAGTCGCTTGCTTTAAGCAAAAAAGTTCTTGATAGAGCAGAAAAGTGGAGCAAGACAAAGGCAATCCCCTCTTGCTTTAGAACATTTTCCATGTGCACAATTTGATGCTCATGAAAATTTTTGAGCGGAAAACTTGTCTTATTCTGTGTTTCTTTGGCCTCAAAATCAAGGTAATGTCCTTGATAAACGCCAGAATAATCGGTTGTTGAGGCTTGACGAAAATAAGCTTCCGTAATCTTGGCGCGACTTCGCTTGGGATAATCCACTTTAACAATCTGAACTGGCGTTGGTTTCTTATGAATCACTGCCAAACCATGCATTAAATAATACGCATTTGTGGCATTGATTTCAGCCTCGAAATTCATCCCGCGCTTGCCAAATTTAACCGTTTTTAGTTGTTTAATTTGCTGTTTACGTGCAATCGCAACACCACCAGGATATTTGACCATGACTTTCCCTTCAATACTAACTCTAACTGATATTGATTCGCTAGGTTTGACCTCTTAGTGACTAATACAAAAGGCCTTTCTTACTCGCTTTTAATAAAATACAGTTATCATTAGTTTACAGTATTATAGTAGAATATACAAGCATATTGCAGTATTAAGCCTTAAATATAGCGTTTACATCACTTAACTACAGCAAAAAGATTTTCATAGCAAAATCTTTTTGCTGTAGTTGTTGCCTTATATTACGTTATAATAAATCATAGCACAATTTAGAAACGGATACATAAAAAACATGAAAACATTGCTCATCGTTGGCTATAATGCTTTTGACTTAGGGATTTTTGACGAAAAAGATATGAAATTAAAGGTGATTAAGAGAGCCATTCGCAAAAATTTGGAATCTTTTGCTGCAGATGGTCTAGAATGGTTGATTTTTAGTGGCCATTTAGGCTTTGAATACTGGGTGCTTGAAGTTGCTAATGAAATGAAAGAAGATTACGATTTTAAATTTGCGACCATCTTCCCTTTTAAAACACACGGTCAAAATTGGAATGAGGGTAACCAAGCCAAATTAGCCTTGTTTAAGCAAGTTGACTTTGTTCAATATGCCTACGATGCCTATCAAAATGCAGGTCAATTTCGAGAATATCATCACTTTTTAATCAGCAATGCGAATGGTGCCTTTGTGTTTTACGATGAAGAAAACGAAACCAAATTGAAGTATTTAGTCGCGCAATTAAATCAAGCAGACAATTTCCCCGTCCGTATGTTACGATTTGATGCCTTGCAAGATATTGCTGATGAAATGGCAGATGAGATGAATCAAGATTAATATCAAAAAAACCACGAGACAAGCGTTAAAAAACACGTTTGTCTTATGATTTTTACTATTATATTTGGTTTAGCGATGCAAAATTGTCAACACTCATTACCAAATTTTAACCCGCTCACTCGGTTCCCGCCACATGCCGTCACCTGATTTGATGTCAAATGTTTCAAAAAATTCATCCAAATTGCTAGCCTGCACATTGGCACGGAGTTTGCCAGGAGCATGAACATCCATTGACAACAACATTTGTTGGTATTCTTCTGAAGCTTTGAGGCGCCAGATTTCTCCCCACTGGGTGAAAAAGGCTTTCAAATCTGCGTCAGGTTCTCTGAGTGCTGCGGTCATGGCAGCTGTCAATCCGCCGGCATCGGCGATATTCTCTGAAACGACCAGTTTACCATTGACCTTGCCGCCAGCAATTTCTAAGCCGTCAAACTCAGCAATCATCAACTCTTGCTTGTCTTCGAAGGCTTTGAAATCCTCATCCGACCACCAGTTATTCATATTGCCAAATTCGTCAAAAAGGGCACCATTATTATCAAAGGCATGAGAGATTTCGTGGGCGATTACCGCACCGATGCCACCGTAATTTTGACTAGTCGTCTGCTCTGTTGCTGAGTAAAAGGGCTTTTGCAAAATGGCAGCAGGAAAGACGATAGTGTTGCTATCTGGGCTAAAGTAGGCATTGACCATGTGCGCTGGCATGTGCCACTCAGTCTTATCAACGTCTTCATTGAATTTCGCATAATGATGATGACTACGTGCAACATCAAAGCGGGCAATGTTGCTATATAGGCTATCATGAGACACGGTAAATTGCTGATAAATTTCTGGTAATTTATCAGGGAAACCGATAAATACTGTCATGGCATCGAGCTTTTGGATAGCTTTATCAATCGTCGCACGACTCAACCAAGTATTTTTATCCAGACGCTCCTGATAGACTTTAATCATTTCAGACGTCATCCGTTTCACATCGGCCTTGGCTGCTTCACCAAAATATTTGTGACCATAATATAGGCCAACAGCCTGCGAATACTGACTCGTCGCTAAATCAAAAGCATGTTTTTCTTGACTACGTGCCTCAGATGTACCCGATAATTTGCGTGAAAACTCAGAACCTAAAATTCGCATATCATCAGACAGATAATAAGTTGAACTTCTGATAAGTTTAACCAACATCCAAGATTTAATCAGCTCAAAATTGTCCGCATTAACAATCTTATCGAAGTTTTCATAGAAACGTTTTTCATAAACGACAACCTTTTCAGGTAATTTGCCAATTAAAGTGTCGATAATTTGGGCAAATGGGACAGACTTGATGTGCGACGTGAACTCACTGATAGCAATAGGATGATAAAGTTCAGCATACTTAGCCCATTCTTCTGATGTATTAACATACTGGGCTAAAATAGCATCGAATTTAACTGTATTTTCAGCTTGTTGCTGTGCCTCATTTTCTGAAAAACCAAAATCACGTAAAATCGCAACTGTATTGCTCACATAAAAGTCAAGCAACTCAGCCTTACGTGGGTGTTCATCCGCATAGTACGTCGTATCAGGCAAAATCAAGCCTGCACCAGAGAATGTCAAGGCATAGTGCACGGCATCTTTCATATCAGTATCAACTGACAAACCGAACGGTACAGGCACTTGCGAATTTAAAATCAAATTCGCAAATTGATTTGTCAAATCATCAAAATCTGAAATGGCTGAGATTTTTTCCAACTCAGGTTTAACAGGGTCAGTCCCAAACTCAAAACGCTCGATAAAATCTCCTGCTTTTTTGTAGAATTTTGCAAACTCAGTCATGACAGGTTCATCATATTCATGAATCGTTGAAAAATCGTGCATTAACGTTTTTTCGTTGTTAATCACAAGTTCATCAAAGGCTGCAATTCGTGGTCGGTCTGACGGAATTTCCGTTTTTTCCAACCACTCAGCGTTAACTGCTTCAAATAAATCATCCTGAATTCTAACCAT